AAGCTCCTCTGGAATTCTGGAAAATTTCCAGAATTCCAATGGACCAGATCAATTTTTAATGTATGCCTATAACTACAGGAATATTTTTAAACTTCCAAGATCCGCAAGCATGCTCTTGATTAGGTAGGCATGCGTAACATTTGCCCGGACATACAAACGAATTTGCATATCCAAGTTTACGCGCTGATTCTTTTACTACTTTTGCCCATTGTGCCCATAGTGTCGGCGTGTCTAGTTTGTTAGGCATTTTAAAGGGTGCCGTAACTGCGACGAATTCCCCGCGGACAATTGGCAATTGTTCCATATGGGCCCGTAATTGGCCGTTGTATTTACTACCACCTGATAAATTAAGCATATAATTTGTTGGCCAAGGTTGGCCAGTTTTGTCATATGCTAGGAACACGGCCCATGACTTGGAGTATCCATATACTTGCAAGTCGGGCCGTTTGGCCAATAGATCAAACCAAAATTCGAGAGTGTCCAGGCTGTCTATATCGCCGTCAACATATAAACGGATGGTCTCATTTGTTGGTAAGTTTAAGAATGCATTCGTGATATGTTCGGATTTATTCATAATCAGAATAGTATTCTGTAATTGTCTAAAGTATGCATCAGGATACCGCCAAGCCTTGAAACTATAACACCAATTTAGACAGTCACCCGCCCCTGGGCAAGATATTTTTGGCAGTGTGGAAAACTGCCAAAACTTTAACTTGGAATTGCCTTTGACGAATATATTCCATTGTGGTTGACCTGTGGCCGTGAATTCCGTGAATTTACTGTGGGCCCGTTTCCAATTCGGGCCCCAATGGGCCGGGGCCCCATGGCCGAGGCCGTCCGGGTTGTTAATCGCCGCCTCGGCGAATTCTATCAATTCCGCTCTTGTTACCATGTTCACACTCCACAATTTTGTATTTGTAAGCTTGGCCTACCTCTAGATTATACGCTCATGATAGCCGAATGTCCATACCTATAGTCAATAGATTTATAGCTAGATCATCCTATGCTAACACCGTCACAAGTCTGGGAATTGGGCCGAATTCCTAGGCTTTGACAGGCGCAATCCCTGGAAACGTGGCGCATGCGTGGACGTAGACAGTAGATACAGTGTAATTCCATATAAAAAGGGATTTTATCCTGTCATCCCAGGCATCCCAGGCATCCCAGGAACCCTAGGAACCCCGAGCCCGGGCCCGAGCATGAACCCGGCACCCTCACACAACACACCACAACACTATGATCAAGACACTATTAAGCAAGACACTATTAAGCAATACAGACACTAGAGACAACACATGGGAGAACATCACCAGTAGCATCATCCGGGGGTGGACAGGAGGCTGGGCAACGGAGCGGAGCGACAACAATGGGCGGTCTCATACACCTAGGGCAGCAACATCGCACTTTAGAACACATAATCGTCAGCAATCAGGGGGGAGGGGTAGGGCTTGGGTGGAGTTGGGATAGTACATGGATACCCCTGACAATAAATTTTCCGCTAAAAGGCCTCCCGGCAACGCGCTACGTCCACAATGTATTCATTATTACGCAATGTAGATTGACTTATATGTCTTCCTATGTTAGTAATTACATAGGATTACATGGGATTGTTACAAGGATCTAGGAATTACAATGTAACTGGTTGTAACTTACATGTAATTCGTGACTAGTTACAATGTAATTACATGTAATTATTATGTAAGTTACAAATTACATTACATTTCGGGTCTCTATAAGACCCGTAAATGTAATTATGTAAGTATGTAAATAGGGAGATGTTAATGGCAAAGCGTAGCACAAAGGGAAACTACGACAATACGCCCGAAGGCATGGCCTTAAACAAGAAGCTATTGCTCCAGGCCGTAGAGGAATGGGGTGGTAACTCCAAGGCAATCAAGGTAGCCGGCATTTCCCGGGCTACGTATTTCAGATGGATAAAAGATGACCCTGGTTTTGCGGACGATCTCGAGCAGTCCAAGGTAGCATTTGGGGAGAAGATGTTAGCGGTGGCGATTGACAGGGTTCAGAACCCGGACAAGAATCGTGGATCTGATGTTTTGCTTATTTCTTTATTGAATGCGTTCCTGGGCCATATCTTTAAGCCGCAGATGGTTGTTGGGGAAGACTCGGCGAGGGAGCTTATCACGGAGTGGCGCAAGGCTGCCCGTCAGGAATTAACTAGCCAGGAGCCTTTATCTGAGAATATTGAAGAGACGCTGGATAGTATTCTGGATAGAAAGAGGACTGGCAATGGCGAAGCCCAAGTCGATTAAGCAGATGAAGAAGGCCCGTAAGAAGGCACGTAAGCATGATAAGGTGGGACGCAAGAGGTAAAAGATGACTACTGCCGTTAGGAAGCCGGTTAGAGACCAGGTATTTGATATAGTGGGCTTTGTTCCTACCAAGGAGCAGAAGGTTATTATAGATTCTCCGTATCGGTTTAACCTCGTGGCCGGGGGAGAGCAGGCTGGTAAGAGCATGATTGCTTCCAAGTATCTCCTGCACCAGTATTTCTTACATAATGAAGAACATGGTCCTGCGTTATATTGGCTGGTAGCTGCGGACTACGAAAGAACAAGGGCTGAATTTGAATATCTCAAGGATAATTTTGGGATATTGAAGATGTTAAAGAAATATTCTCTCCGTGTAGATCCCGGGTTCCTGGAATTGGTGGACGGCACGAGGATAGAGACTAAATCCGCTAAAGACCACAGGACACTGGCAATGAGAGCCCCCAACGGAATACTTGGGTGCGAGGCATCTCAACTGGATTTAGATACATTCCACAGGCTTATGGGCAGATGTGCCCCTAAAAAGGGATGGCTGTTCCTCTCAGGTACATTTGAGGGATCTCTCGGATGGTATCCACAGATGTTTACAGCGTGGGCATCGGGAGCTGATAAGCAGGCCAGGGCCTATTCCCTACCGAGCTGGACTAATAAGTATTTATATCCGGGCGGAGAGAACGATCCAGAGATTATCAGGCTGAAGAATTTAGCCAGCGATGACTTTTTTATGGAACGTATAGCAGGAAAGCCCAGTCCTCCAAGGGGTCTGGTCTTCCCTGAGTTCCGGCCTGATGCACATGTCGGCAACGTGGAGTATGATCCCCATGTCCCTGTTCATATATGGATGGACCCGGGGTACGCCGGAGCATATGCAGTCGAGGTGATACAATTCGTTGGGGAACAGATACGGGTTATCGATGAAATATATGAACAGGGTTTAATAACCGAGGATATTATAGATATTGTTACTGCCAGGCCGTGGTGGCGGGATGTAAAGTACGGCGTCATTGATATAGCCGGTACCCAGCACCAGGCAATGGCAGCTCCCGCAGAGCTGTGGCTGGATAAAGCAGGGCTCTTTATGGCTAGTCAGAAGATAAAAATCAATGAAGGATCTGAAAGATTGAAGAGCTGGCTTAAAATTGACCCCTCTACACACGCACCAAAGATAGTAATAGACGCAAAGTGCCAGGGATTACTGTCAGAATTCGGTGCATCGCCTAATCCTTTCGACGGACAAACGAAAGCATATAGGTGGAAAACAGATAGAGAAGGTAATATAGTGGGGGAAGTACCTGAAGATAAGAACAATCACGGCGTCAAAGCCCTTATCTATGGACTGATTGATAAGTTTGGCTACGGATATGTACACAACCGTGACAGTATTCGCGTAAAAAGGTGGGTATAAATGGCACGTAGAAAACCAGAAGATATCGTTAAGTTAGTGGATGCCCACTATAATGCGACCGAACCGCTCAGACAGAGAATGCAGGATGACCATTCTCTGTACAGGCTGGACCCCTATGACGCAGGGGAAGGCTATCAGTCATATACTTCTAATGAACCACACAATTACGCACAGAAAGTAATCGGGTGGATAGCAGGAGCTGAGATGACTGTGCGTATTCCGCACGACCAGGCCGACCCGGAACTACGCGACCGCAATGATTTAAAGGAAAGATTCCTTATTGGTATTATTAAAGCAGCGGATGAGAGGCTCTGCCGTATGATGCTGCCCACGGTACGAGATCAACTTGCATGGTATTCTTCACTCCGTGGATGGTACTCCGGCAGAGCCTTGCTGGCAAAACGGGACGATGGCACAACATACGTGGATATCACACCCTGGGACCCGATGCATACTTACTGGGGCGTCGGATCAGACGGATTAGAGTGGGCGTGTTACAAGGTTCCTAAGACCAGAGATCAGATACTGGCGCAATATAATGTACGCGTCGATTGGGATAGCCAGTATACAGCCGAGGGCATAGATGTCTATGACTTCTATGATAAGGAAATGAACACGATTATTATCCACGCAGGCTCTGAGAATCAGCCTTTAATCAGGGTTGTGAAGAAACAAACCAAGCACGGAGCCAACCAGGTTCCTGTATTTTTGGGACCGATAGGATCTAATCCATACATAATCGCTATGACCCATACGAATATGGACAATACTATCGCTGATGTAGGCGAAGCAGTGTACACGTCCACTAGGGATTTGTACGAAAAACATAACATGATGATGAGTACAATGCTGGAGATGACAGCAAGATCCAGGAGGCAGGGGCTTATTGTAAGATCCAGAGATGGAACAAAAACTTTAGATGAAGATCCATACCTGGAGGGTTCTGAGATTGCGCTTTCACAAAACGAGAACGTGGAACCCCTGGGACTTCTGGAAGTGGCCAAGGAAACAGGTGCGTTTATGCAGCTCGTATCCGGGGAAATGCAAAGAGGTGCTATCCCCTACTCAGTATATGGGGATGTCCCCTTCCAGCTCTCAGGGTTTGCTATTAATACACTCCGACAGGGAGTGGAAACAGTAGTAAGTAAATACCTGAGAGGCGTAGAGAAAGCCTACGAAATGATATTCAATTTAGTATCAGATCAATATGTAACCGGATCGTTCCAGTCGCTAGAGTTATCAGGAATGGATCGGCATAGAATGTATTTCACAGAGACAATTGAACCTGATATGCTGAAAGCTACCGGCGTTCCGGTCGTGAATCTGGTCGGACAATTGCCACAGGACGATATGACCAGGTACTCAATGGCACAGATTGCCAGGGAAGGCCCAACGCCTCTCTTGTCAGATCGTGCAATCAGGGATAGAATCTTGGCTATACAAGACGCCGATCAAATGGATGACTCTATTAAGGAACAGATGGCGGAAAGAATGCTGCCTGAAGCAGCATTGTGGACGCTACTTCGGGCATCTGAACGTCAAGGGCGTGAGGATCTCGTCAATTTCTACTTAGGAGAATTGATGAACGTGATCATGCAAAAGCGACAGGCTGCACAGATGATGCAGCAACAAATGGGTATGGCCGGAGCCCCTCCGGGGCCGGGT